CTCATGTAGGGAAAGTATTTATCCATTTTGGCACAAGTATTTAAAAGGAGCTTATCGGTATGATGCGTAAGGTATATTTAGAAGGGGAAATGGGAGAAAGATTTGGAACAGGGTTCCACGTCAATGCTCCTACGGTTAGGGATGTTTTAAAGTGTATGGACTGTAATTATCCCGACCTAAAACGCTACCTTATTGAGTGCCATGACAAAGGTATAGGCTTTGAAGTAGATGTAGCGAGCAACAAGTTAGATTATATAGAAGAGATGTTGATGACTCTTAAAGAAGGGGACGTTACTATTACTCCAATACCCGCAGGGTCTAAATCCGGCGGAGCAAAGATATTGGGGGCGATAGCCCTCGCTGCATTATTCCTAACCCCCCTTGGGCCCGCGCTGCTTGCCACAACGCCAGCAACGGCAGCAGTTGGAGTGGCAGGTGCGCCTGGCTACGTAGCGGCTGTAGCGGCTAGTACAGCTCTTACCTGGCAGGGTAGTATTATTGCTTTAATGGCAGCTAATTTAGCAATGGCTGGGCTTTCCCAGGTGATGGCACCAGATCCTGCGTCAGATGCTGACCAAGAACAAAACTATTTATTCAATGGGAATCAGCAGAATATAGTAGAGGGAGACCCTGTACCTGTGCTTTACGGCAAACTACGAGTACCTGGACAGCCTATAAATTTCGAAGTCGCCGGAATCAAATCAAATGTGTGGAGGGCTGTTATGATAGGTTTGAATGGCTCTACTAACAGTGGAGGAGTAAGCTAATGCCACAACAATCGATTAATGCACTAGATAGAAGAGTTCAGTCTACAAATAATGATAGTGTAAACAATACTATACAGTCTTCGACAGAACAGAATATTCTAGTAACAGATATGATATCAGAAGGCCCTATAGGGGGCCTAGTAAATGGTAGTCGCAGCGTATTTCTAAATAATGACCCTATAGACGCAACGAGCGATCAAGTTTATAATAATAGAGCTACTAAGATAACCCTTGCAGCGGCTAGCGTAACAGCTCAAGTGAAAGCAAACGGTGAGATATTCAACGCTGAAGTTGAGGATTCAGAAGTTACAAAGTTTTTACTAGTACAAGAGGTGGCAGTAATAAAGGTTACAATATCTAGCTATAGAGCATATTTTCCAGGAGGTTCCGCACCTTCAATAGGTGTCTCTTGGCCTACGACACCTGAAAGCGCGACTCTTACAAGAGCTTCAGGGGATTCGTTTATCTCTGCATTCAATATGCCTTCATATCAAGGGGCCATTGTAGACGGAAAAAGTATAATACAACTAAAACTTGCTTCTGGGGAAGTTATTAGTCAAGGTACAATTAGCGGTATTGATGCTGCCGCGCAAACAACCTCCTGGACAGGCTCCGCTCTAAAGTATAATACTGTAACAGATGATGACATTAATGGCAGTACTCAACATGAACTTATTATATCTAGATTTTTTAAGATATCTGCAATTGTAGGTAGCACTATAACTCTAGCTACGGCTCCAGGCGTAACAGGGGACTTTGGCTTTACTGTAACTAAAGACTTATTAGTTAATGTGGATGCATTAGGCCAACGAGCTCCTAGTCAGAAGTATAAAGACTCTGCTGTATCTTTTGCTACAGGTACTCTCGATCAAGACTCTATGAGTACTTTGGAGGGCACAGGTACTAGTTCGGTATCCTTGAACATATCAAATCCTGCCTTAGAGAAGTTTACAGGTAGTAATTATACTACTATAACCTCTACAGGGGCCCAGGCAGCACAGATAGACGAAGTAAAAATAATAATGGCCTATCCGTCTGGCTGCTACTTAACAAGTGTACACTCCGGTACTAAATATGCCGCTGGTGTTGCATATCATGTAGAATTAGCCGTGCATACAGGAGGTTCTCTAGTATATAATACTGTAGCTCCTCCTATCTCTTCAGGCCATAGGTCCGCCGTATTCGATAGCAATGGCGACGGTGTTTTAGATACTCCTTGCTGGGGTGTAGTATTTAGAAAAACGGCTAAATTTGCAACAGAATTTAGAATTAACTTAGAGGGTTTACAGCCTTTTAATGGCTTTACAATACGCATAAGCCGTATTACTAAGCACGACCCACAAGACTATACACATGAGGTTAGATTCCAGCCCAATACTCAGAACAATAACCCTACTACACGTAACGGTGGAATAGACTCAAGTTTTAAGAGTGGTAAAGGCAACCAAGCAAGAGAGAACACTCCTGGAGAAAAGCACCTTTCAGGTACATATACCTCTAATGTAAGCCAAGCTCTAGGACTAATAAAAGAAAAGTTGAGCTTTCCTTATACCGCCTATGCTAATACTTCTTTTAGTTCGAAGACTTTCCAAAGTCAACCGACTAGAGGGTATGAGTGCTACGGGCTGAAAATACAAGTTCCTTCAAACTATGTAACAAGGGAAGAGACGGGAGATCTAAGCGCGAAATACACTAGGATTAACGAAACCTCTTCAGCGGGTGATATGAATACCCCCCAGCTTTGGAATGGGTCGTTTAGGCCAAATCCTGTATATACAGATAATCCTGCATGGGTTTTCTATGACATATGTACTAATAATAGGTATGGGTTAGGTGACTTTCTGCTAGCAGCCGATATTGATAAGTTTTCTTTGTACAAAGTTGCGAAATATTGTGACGAACTAGTTCCTGATGGTAAAGGAGGTACGGAGCCTCGTTTTAGATCCAATATATATCTAACAAAGGCTACGGATGCTTATAAAATACTAAAAGACTTTGCAACAGTATTTAGGGGTATATTATTTTGGTCAGACTCTAAATTTAGCGCAATTTTAGATGAGCCTAAAGAACCTATCTATACTTTTACTCGGGCGAACGTTGTAGACGGGAGCTTTGAATACCAAACTACTGGAAGTAAAACAAGGGCTAATCAGATTGTAGTTAGCTGGAATAACCCTGACGCAGAATACAAGTTAGAACCTATAATAATTGAGGATAGAGAAAACCAGATTAAAACAGGCACAGTTAAGAGTGAAAAAGCTGTAGCGTTTGGTTGCACCTCAGAAGGGCAAGCAATACGATATGGTAGATGGAAGTTATGGACTGCTATTAACCAAACAGAGTTAGTTTCATTCCAAACTGGTATAAATGCCTCCTTTTTAGGTCCAGGAGACATAATAAACTTACAGGATGAGGCAGACTTTAGAGTGCCTTTTAGTGGTAGAGTGCATAGCTGTACAAGTGGTAGTATAACCCTTGATAGGGAAGTTTCTAGCCATCTTGCTGCAGGGTTCACTTATACTATAGCTGTCATCATACCTAAAAGAACCGTACTCTTAAATCAGGAAACAGCAACTCTTGCAAAGGCAGGGGGAGGCACAACAACATTTAATAGAGGCGATGAAGTAACTACTGGCACAATTGGAGGAGCTACAACAACTATCTTACATGCTAGTGATGATACTACGCAGAGTAATATAGTAAGTGTTGTGGACACGAGTAATCGTCAAGTAAGCCTACAGCTTATCGAAGAGACTATAGTAGAAGAACGTCTACTGAATATTGCATCTAAATCCACTTCCGAAGGGCGAGATACTATTGCAATAACTAGTGCCTTTAGTATACTTCCTACAAACGGAGTAGTATGGGCTATAAAACAAGCTACTACAGCAGGCGCACGTACTGTTAACTCTTACAAAGAGTATAAAATACTAGGTATAGCTGAGTCTGGGCCTACTGAGTTCGATATAACCGCAGTAGAGCATTATAATACTAAGTTTGACTTAGTAGATAGGGACTTTACTCTAGCAGTACCTGACCCCTTGTATCCTAGAGAGGGTAGCCTTACTGACGTCCCCCGTCCTTTAAATCTAAGGGTATTAAGAAACTCCATAGATACTAGTCCAGGAGAGGAGTTAACAGTAGAGTGGGATAATCCGCTGGCCGAAGGTACTTCTGGAGCGTTCGTAGAGTATGAGCACTTAGGTGAGTACGAAATAGAACATACTTTTGGCTCGGACTTTAAAGGGATAGCCTCCGGAACTAGAGTGAGTAAGGAGTTTACCTCTCATAATTTTACAAATGTCGACGACGGGCCTCACATTATATATGTTACTACAATTAGTAATAAAGGCCGGCGTTCACCCAAAGCTCAGTTTAATATTACAATTGATGACATATTTGAAGAGACAAGTATACATGGTAGACTTGGAGGCCTATTAAAAGGAGGAGCGTCTACTGTAGATTTAGCCCCTCCTGTTAACTCAGGTAGTACTAAAGGATTAGTATCCTTCGCGTCAAGCTCTTATATAGCTGCACCTTTTGGGGGCTTAGAACGAGCCAAGCAAAACACCACAGCTGATGCTGATAGCTATTCTCTTTCGTGTACTGCGTTAGCTAATGGTAGCTGGCCTGCAACAGCAAATGCGTTCATAATGCTAGACTTTAGTAAAGTGGATACAGCTTCTCCTAACGCTAACGCTCTTAGATTAGTCGTAAGAAAGGTAGACACTACCACATACGGAAGTAGTATTGACTACTGGTATGACGCTGTGAAATATACTGCGGATGCCAATAGTATTTGGACTAGCGTAGGCAATGTCGCGGTTACGAAGGGCACGTCTAAAGTAACAGGTTCAGGCTTCTTGACCTTAAAAATACCTGATGTAGTAACTATTGGGTCAGCTTTTGCAGGAAAAATAGCGCTTATAGTTAGTAACACTGTGATGTATTTGGACAGGCCTTGGACTGCTACTAGTGCTACCGGACAAGCTCTGAAAAAGCAAGAATTAGATATAAACTATGTAGAAGACTTCTTGATAGCTCCTATTAGTTATAACTCTGCAGGAGGTGGCACATATAAATTAGGAGGTACTGAAGGTGTTCTTACTTTCTTGGATATAACTCCTGACTTGAACAGAGCGACTAGACAGGTAGCCGTTAGATCTGATACTAGTATAATAAACTATAATTCAGGTGGGACTCAAACGACGAGCTATAGTAATATCACTTTAGATATCGCAGGTGTTGGTTATACTGACCCAGAATTTAATGTAACAGGAGCAGGATTTTCACAATCAAACCAAACGGCGGATGGCTCTAGTACTTATACTTCTGGTGTTTCAGGCGCTCTCTCCAAAGTAGTGCATAATAGCAGTGCGGGCATAGGTTATAGCACTACTCCCTTAGTATTTACTGTAAAAGCTAGAGAGAAGCTAGACCCTGATAATACAGCTAAACAGAAAGAAGCCACTTATATTATTGGTAAGATTAAGGAAGGAGGTCCGGGCGAAAAAGGGGATGACGGAGACCCTGGAGCACAAGGAAACCCTGGAGGCGCTGGTCCCACAGGAAAAAGAAGTATACAGGGCTATTTGTACTATGAGAGGTCCACCTCTCCCGCAACTGTTCCTGCTGCTCCAAGTAGTGGAGTTCATCCCT